GTCGAGGGCTGGTACGACGCCAACGGCATCATCGTATCAAACTGCGACTGCCGGAACATCCCGGCGTCGGAGTCTGTGGCGGGTGACCTGACCGTCGACCCGCACGACTACTTCGCGTCCCTGTCGACCGAGCAGCAGGACCGGATCTTCACGAAGGCCGGCGCGGAGGCGATCCGCAGCGGCGCCGACGTCAGCCAGGTCGTGAACGCGCGACGCGGGATGCGGGCGGCGCAGGTCGGCGGCCGGGACGTGCTCATCACGTCCGAGGGCACCACCCGCCGCGGCCTGGCTTACCACCGGCTCTCGCAGTCGGCTGGCCAGGACATCAAGGCGGGCCGCTATCGGTCCGCCCGACGCCCGCGGCTCATGCCCGAGACCATCCGGGCCGTCGCGACCAGCAAGGAGGACTACCTGCGCCTGCTCAAGGCCAACGGGTACCTCTTCTGAACCTCCCCGACCGCGCGAGGCGGCCGGGAACCACCCCAGCGATTGGGAGAACCATGTCGGAGACGACGAGCGCGCCCGCCGAGGGCGAGCAGAGCACGACCGAGCCGGACCCGTCGGCGCAGCAGGGCGACCCTGCGGACAAGCCGCTCGGCCCGAACGGCGAGAAGGCCCTCAAGGAGGAGCGCGCAGCGCGCGCCGCCGCCGAGAAGACCGCGGCCGGCTACAAGGCCGAGCTCGACAAGATCGCGGAGGCCAACCTCTCCGAGATCGAGAAGGCGCAGAAGGCTGCGGCCGACGCGCAGGCCGAGCTCGCGGCGATCAGCCAGCAGAACCTGGTCAACAGCCGGGCCCTCGCCAAGGGGCTGCCCGGCGAGCTGACGGCGTTCATCACCGGGGCCGACGAGGCCGCGGTCGACGCCCAGATCGACACGCTCCTGGCCAAGCTCAACGTCACCCCGACGACCCCCCGTCCCGACCTCACGCAGTCCAGCACCCGCGACACGGGCAAGGGCGGCACCCCCGAGGCGGACTTCGCCAAGTTCCTCAAGGACCAGCTGGGCTGACGCCCGAGAAAGGGGCCGACCATGGCCACCGCAACCCTGTCGAGCGTGAGCCCCACGCTCCTCCCCCCGACCATCACCGCGCCGATCTTCGAGAAGACGACGGAGCTCTCGGCCGTCCAGCAGCTCGCGCGCCGCGTGCCGCTCTCGCTGTCCGCGCAGACCGCCATCCCGGTCTCCATGGACATCCCCGCCGCCGGGTGGGTGTCCGAGGGCGGGCAGAAGCCCGTCGGGTCCGGCGCCATCGGCGTCAAGACCATGGTCGGCAAGAAGGTCGCCCTCCTGGTCCCGGTCTCCCAGGAGGTCGCGACCACGAACCCGGCCGGGCTGTATGACCAGCTCCGCCAGGACCTGCCCGTCGCGATCGCGCGCGCGTTCGACTACGCCGCGATCCACGGCAAGGACCTGCGCACGGGCGGCGCTGGGCCGTTCGCCGACTACCTGACCAAGGGCGCGTCGAGCATCGAGCTCGGCACGGCCTCGCAGGGCACGGGTGGCACCTACACCGACCTGGTCAACGGCGAGAAGCTCGTCGTCGACGCCGGGTTCGACTTCACCGGCTTCGCCGGCGACCCGCGGCTCAAGCCGACGCTCAAGCTGTCGACCGACACGCAGGGCCGCCCGCTGTGGGTCGACGCCCCGCAGGACGGCATCAACGCCGGGACCCTGATCGGGTACCCCGCGTTCTACAACCGGGGCGTGTCGGGCTCCTACCGCCGCTCGGGCAACCGGGTGCAGATCGTGACGATCGTCGGCACCCCGACGGGCGGCACGTTCACCCTCGCGCTCGGCGGCGCGGTCACGCCCGGCATCGCGTACAACGCCGCGGCGTCGGCCGTCCAGACCGCGATCCGCGCCCTCGGTACGCCGTGGGCGGGTGCGACGGTCACCGGCTCGGCCGGCGGCCCGTACACGGTCACGCTCTCCCCGCTCGGCGGGGCGGCGGCGCAGATCGTCGCCGACGGCAGCGCGCTGACCGGCGGGACGAACTCGGCCGTCGTGGTCGCCCAGTCGCCCGACAGCGACTCGAACCTCCGCGCCATCGGGGGTGACTGGTCGCAGGCCGCCTGGGGCCAGGGCATGGACATCACGATCAAGATCTCCGACAGCGCGTCGTACGTCGACGAGGCCGGGGTCACGCACTCGGCGTTCCAGGAGAACCTCGTCCTCCTGCTCGTCGAGGCGCACTACGGGTTCGTGAAGAGCGACGCCCTGGGCGCGTTCGTCGCGTACACCGACGCGTCCTGAGATCGAGCTCGAGAGGAGGTGGGGCGGCCATGACGACGTTCGCGAACGTCAGCGACGTGAGCACGCGGCTCGGCCGCCCCATCACCTCCGAGGCCGAGGTCGCGCAGGTTAACGCGTGGCTCTCTGATGCCGAGGCGCTCATCCGGGGTCGCATCCTGGACCTCGACGAGCGAGTCGCGGCGGCCCCGGCCTACGAGGACGCCGTCGTCTCGGTCGAGGCGAATGCGGTCGTCCGCAAGATCCAGAACCCCGAGGGCCTGCGACAGACCACCCGGAGCGTCGACGACGGGTCGATCACGAAGACCCGCGACTCCGTGCTCTCGGATGGTCAGCTCCGTATCACGGACGAGGAGTGGGCACTCCTGCTCGGCGTCGACGACGTCGGCGCGTTCTCCACCCGGCCCGGGTTCGAGCCGGACGCTCCGGCGTTCTGCCCGGGGGGCTGGTTCTGGTGACGTTCGCCGACGAGATCGCCGGCGTGCTCGTCGAGCTCCGTGCTGACGCCGAGTCGCTCATGACCGACACGTGCGTCGTCCGCCGAGTCGCGGGCGTGACGGTCGACTCGCTGACGGGCAAGGAGACGCCGACCTACGTCCAGCAGTACGCGGGCCCGTGCAAGGTCCAGTCGACCGCGCTCGAGTCCCGCACGCCGGAGGTCATCGGCCATACGGCGACCGTGCAGCACCTGGCCGTGCACTTCCCGGTCGGCGCGTTCGCGATGCTCCCGGGCGACGTCGTCGAGATCACGGCGTCCGCAGTGGACCCGATGCTCGCTGGCCGGGAGTTCCGGACGGTCGAGGAGCTCCCCGTGAAGACCTACGCGACGGCGTACCGGGTGTCTGTGGAGGAGGTGCCAGCATGACCGACGGCATCACCGTGGACACGAGCCAGTTGCAGCGCCTCGCTGCGGATCTCGGTCGCGCGCCGGGCCGCCTGCAACCCCAGGTGGAGGCGACGCTCAAGCGCGGCGCCCAGAACATCAAGGACGCCTACGTCGCCCAGGCGCGTGGGTCACGCCACTTCAAGGGCATGGCCGGGTCGTTCGCCTATGACCGGTTCGGATTCGCTCGGACGATCGGCTACCGCGTCGGCCCGGACAAGAACCGCGAGGGTGGCGCGCTCGGGAACGTCTTCTTCTTCGGCACGTCGCGCGGCGGTGGATCGGGCGACCTCACAGGCCCGCTCGAGGCCGAGGTCGTGCCGGTGACGCAGGCGCTCGAGCGTGCGATGCGGGGCATCCTGTGACCGCCGTCTCGATGATCGACCACGTGAGTGCCGTCGAGAAGATCCTCACGGGCGCCGGGCACACGGTCTACTTCGTCGACGTCCCGGAGAAGCCGACCTATCCCTACGCGCTGCTCTGGTCGACGTCGGGCACCCTCGTGTCCGAGTCGCTGTGCGGCTCCGACGACGACCTCGACGAGCCGCTCGGTGTCACCGCTGCGGCCGGCACGCCCGAGGGCGTGCTGATCTTCCAGGGGCTCGTGCGCGAGCTGCTCGACGGGTCGTCGCCCGTCGTCGCTGGCCGGTCCACGAACCTCGATCTCACGCTCTCGCAGCGGGTCGAGGTGGACCGCGACGTCACGATCGTCGACACGAACCGGCACCCCGCGTTCGGCGTCGACCTCTACAGGTACCGCTCGACCGCGGCCTGACCCCTCACTCTCGCCCCAGCCCTACCGCGTCGCCGGTGGGGCCACTCGTCATGCCCAGGAGGCAGCCGTGCCGCTCATCGACGCGTACCGGAAGTCCGACGGCCGCAAGGTCCGGGTCCCCGCCCACTGGATCGGCCACCAGAGCCCGGCCCTCGACCGGTTCTCGAAGACCCCCCGCCAGAAGGCGGCGGAAGCCAAGAAGGCGAGCGCGAAGCCCGCCACCACCGAGACCCCGGCTGCCGGGGACAAGAAGGAGTGATCCCCCATGCCGAAGACCCTCGCTGACGCCCGCATCCGGCTGTCCGTCATGACCGAGGCCCCCGCGGACCTCGAGGCGGCGACCGTCACCGAGCTCGCGGCCGGCGTCGACGTCAGCTGCCGCATCCTCAAGTCCGACTTCCGGCTCTCCGCCACGGCCTCCGACACGGTCCCGGACCAGGAGCTGTGCCAGGAGGGCAACGCCACGACGTTCGGCGCCTCCAACTACGAGGGCTCCGTCACCCCCTTCCGGTACCTCACCGAGGACGGGAAGGCCGACGCCACGAACGACGTCGCGTGGGACACGTTCAAGGAGAAGGGCACCGAACTCTGGATCGCGAAGCGCGTCGGCCCGAAGTACGACGTCGCGTGGACCGCCGCGGACGAGTACGAGCTCTTCCACGTCATCACTGACAACCCGCAGGACCCCTCGGACCTCACCGGGTACATCAAGAAGGTCGTGCCGCTCGGCGTCCAGGACGCCCACCTCAACGGTGTCGTGGCCGCCGGGGCCTGACCCCTCCTACCCCCGCCGGGCGCGTGAAGGTCACGGGTCCGCGCCCGGCGGGAATCACCCGTGACGACCCGTGGCGACCAGCAAGGAGAAGACCCGTGACCCAGAAGAGCATCAACCCCGAAGCGTCCCTCGATGAGGCTGCGCCCGCGTCCTACGACGACGAGACCGCGGAGGCGCCGACCTTCGACCTCGACTCGTGGCTCGGTGGCGCGACCGTCATGACGGCGTCCGTCGACATCGTGCAGAACTCCGGGCTCCTCGGCCGATACGCCGCATGGGAGCGCAAGTACGAGGCAGCCAAGGAGGACGGCGCAGTCACGGGCGGCGACGACTCGCTCGGCGACGAGTCCCCGCTCGCCGCCCTCGAGCGTGAAGGCGCCGCCCTGCGCAAGCAGATCGAGGCGTCCACGGCGACGTGGTTCGTCCGTGCGCTCGACTCCGAGGAGCGGCAGGCGGTGATCGACGCGCACCCGGCACCCGACGAGCCGCCAACCTTTACGGACCCGGCGCCGCGGCTGGTGCCGTCGCCGACCGAGGCGCAGGCCAACGCGTACATCAAGGGCATGACCGCCTGGGAGGCTCGGCGTGACGCGTTCGCTCGAGCCCACAAGCAGGAGCTCGCCGACTACCAGAAGCAGGTCCGCGCCATCGGCATGGCTCGCGTCGTCGAGTCCATCGCGCGTGCCGTGATCCGCGTCGAGGTCGGCGGGCGAATCATCGCAGAGTCCACCGAGGCGGGGCCCGCGATCACCGCCGAGAAGGCTGCCGGTCTCGTGCAGGCCATCGGTGAGGTCCAGGTCGCCAAGCTCAACGCCGCGATCAACGAGGCGGCCGACGCTGAGCCCGAGGTGCCCGCGGCTTTTTTGCCCGAGAGCTGAGGGACCGGCCCGACGTCGTCGCGGCCCTCAAGACGGCGCGCGCCTGGGGCGCGCGGCCGACGGAGTTCCTCACCGGCTGGTCAGCGCGAGACCGGAACCTAGCGCTCGCGCTGACCGCCCATGAGGCGCACCTCGGACCGAACGGCTTCCCTCTCGAGGACGAGCTCGACCCCGAGATGGACGGCTGGTTCGAGGTCGATCAGCGCATCAACTACGCGACCGCCGCCGTGGAGCGGTGGCGCAAGGACAACCCCGAGCCCGAGCCCGGGACCGTCCTCATGGTCGTGGACACGCGCGACCAGGACCCCGACGACTAGCCATGCAGCCCGGAGGGGGTGACTCGTGCCCAACCAGACCGTGAGCGTGTCCCTCACCGCGAACACGACGGGCTTCGTCTCGGCGATGCACTCCGCGCAGCAGGCGACGACGAACGCCATGCGCGGGATCTCGCAGGCCGTGCGGAACAACGAGCAGCACGTCAACGACCTGTCGAACAAGATCGGCATCATCGGTGGCGCCGCTGTCGCCGCCGAGGGGATCGCGGTCAAGAAGTTCATGGACTTCGACAAGGCCATGTCGCAGGTCGCCTCGACCGGGGCGGACGCGCGGTCGCGGATCGACGAGCTCCGCCAGGCCGCGATCAAGGCCGGCGCGGACACCCAGTACTCGGCGACCGAGGCTGCCGAGGGTGTGACCGAGCTCGCGAAGGCGGGCGTGTCGGCCGCGGACATCCTCGGGGGCGGGCTGAGCGGTGCGCTCGCTCTCGCTGCGGCCGGGCAGATGGATGTCGCGGACGCGGCGCAGGACACGAGCATCGCCCTGACGCAGTTCGGGCTCGCAGGGAAGGATGCGACGCACGTCGCGGACCTCCTCGCGGCCGGCGCCGGAAAGGCATCCGGCGACGTGTCGGACATGGCGATGGCTCTCAACCAGTCCGGTCTCGTGGCGCACCAGACGGGCCTGTCGATCGAGGAGACGACCGGCGCGCTGGCCGACTTCGCGTCGAACGGCCTCATCGGCTCCGACGCGGGCACGAGCTTCAAGACGATGCTGCAGGCGCTGACGCCGAACTCGAAGCAGGCCGCGAACGCGATGAAGGACATCGGGTTCTCCGCCTACGACGCGAACGGTGACTTCGTCGGCCTGACCTCCGTCGCCCAGCAGCTCAAGGACGGCCTCTCGAAGCTCTCCGTCGAGCAGCAGAACGCCACGCTGAAGACGATCTTCGGGTCCGACGCCGTCCGCGCCGCATCGATCCTGTACAAGGACGGCGCCGAGGGTGTGCAGACGTGGATCGACAACGTCAACGACGCTGGCTACGCGGCGAAGTCTGCGGCGATCCTGCAGGACAACCTCAGCGGCGACATCGAGCAGCTCTCGGGGTCGTTCGAGACCCTGCAGATCAAGATGGGCTCGACCGCGAACGGGCCGCTGCGCTCGTTCGTGCAGGGCATCACCGGGATCGTCAACGCCATCGGCGACCTGCCCTCTGCGGTTACCGGCGGCTTCGGCGTCCTGCTCGGCGTCGGCGGGGCGTTCGCCCTGGCGGTCGCCGGCGCAGGCAAGGCCGTCATCGCGATCCAGGGCATCCGGACCGCGCTCACCGCCATGAACATCAGCGCCAGCGCGTCGAAGCTCGCCCTCGGCGCGATCGGCGCCGTGATCGGGGTCGCGACCATTGCGCTCACCGCGTGGGGCTCGTCCTCCGCCAAGGCGCAGTCCGAGACCGACTCGCTGACCGAGGCGCTCAAGGCGCAGAACGGCGTCATCGACGACAACTACCGGGCGATCATCGCCAACTCAATCGCCAAGGACCGCGTCGGCGGACTCTTCGGATCAGACAACTTCCTCGGATCGGGCACCAAGATCGCGGACCTGCTCGACCGCGTCGGGATCTCCGCCAAGGAGGCCACCGACTACATCACGGGCAGTGCCGACGCGATCTCGGACGTCGACCAGAAGCTCAAGTCCTACACGGACACCG